GAATAATTGGAAGAATGAATACCCAGAGTTTTTAGAGTCCCTAAAAAGGGGAAAAGAGGATGCAGACTCTAATGTAGCATCGATGCTGTATAAAAAAGCAGTTGGATACAAGGAGAAAAGACAAGTGCCGATTAAAATCAGAGAGACAACAAATGGAGAAGGCTCTAAGGAAAAGGTAGAAATAATAGAAGTAGAAGATTACTATCCGCCAGAGACTTCGGCACAGATATTTTGGCTTAAAAACAGAAATCCACAGATGTGGCGAGACAAGAGAGAGGTGGAAATGGAAGTAGAAAACAAAAATCGTTTTGATTATTCCAAACTTTCTGATGAAGCAATAAAAGAATTGATAAATGCAGAAAAAGGGCTAACGGATGCAGAACATTCTGAGTAATATTGACCCATTAGGTTTGAAAACCCACGCTTATACTCGTGGGATTTTTGACTTTATAACAATTCGTGAGGGAAAGAAAAACGAAAAGCAAGAACAGGCTTTAAAAATCCTTACGGACAATATTACTCGTGAGTTTCTTTATGGTGGTGCCGCAGGAGGAGGGAAGAGCTGGCTTGGTGCTTCGTGGTTGGTGTTCCAGTGCTTGGCATTTCCAAAGACAAAATGGTTTATAGGCAGGGAGGAACTGAAACGACTTCGTATGTCTACTCTTATTACTCTTTATAAGGTTTGCGATGCTTACGGCATCCCTAAATCAGAGTTTGCCTACAACGGACAGGATAACTTTATTCGTTTTAAAAATGGCTCTCAAATAGACATGCTGGATTTACGATATCTTCCAAGAGACCCATTATATGAGCGATACGGCTCGGTAGAATACACAGGAGGCTGGATAGAAGAAGGGGGAGAGGTTAATTTTGGTGCGTTTGATGTTTTAAAAACAAGGGTAGGGAGGCATCTTAATGATGAGTATAACTTGACACCTAAAATCTTCATTACCTGCAATCCTAAAAAGAACTGGATGTATTCTTATTTCTACAAACCATCTTTGGAGGGAAAACTTACAGAAAAACAAACCTTTTTACAGGCTTTCGTGCAGGAGAATCCGTTTATCGGTCAGGATTATATAGAGCAGCTGGAAAGCACATCAGACAAAGCAAAGAAAGAAAGGCTTTTGAAAGGTAATTGGGAGTATGATGATAACCCATATAAACTTTGTATCTACGATAAGATTTTAGAAACCTTTACTAACTCACACATAGAAAAAGGAAAAGAAAAATATATCACTGCTGATGTAGCAAGGTTTGGTTCTGATAAGGCTGTTATTGGCGTTTGGGAAGGCTGGGAACTTGTAGAAGTATACGAATTTGAAATAAGTAAAACCACTGAAATACAATCCTGTATACAAACACTGCAAAGCAGGTATAACATTCCTAAATCTAATTGTGTTGTGGATGCCGATGGTGTAGGCGGTGGCGTGGTTGATAATTTAGGAGTGGTAGGATTTGTGAACAACGCACGACCTTTTGATGAAGAAGTTAGCGAGGGAAGAAAAGATACTCCTAAATACAGAAATCTACAAACTCAAATGCTGGTCTATTTAGCAGAGAGGATTATCAATGAGAATAAAATGTATATTTCCGCTGAACTATCCGAACAGCAGAAAGAATACATAAAAGAAGAGCTGGACACAATAGAGCGGATTCCAGACACTGATGTGGTTACGCTTTTAGGAAAAGAAGATGTAAAACAAAGCATAGGGCGTTCTCCTGATTACAGGGATATGATGCTCATGCGTTGTTATTTTGAGTTTAAAAAACCTATAAGGAACAATCTAAATAGTCTTGCATCATTCTTATAAATATAATTAAACTTTTACTTTAAATAAAAACATGTAATCATTTATTTTTCATATATTTGCTAAAAACAAAACCATGAACGCTATTCAGGAAATTGAGAAGTATAAAAACAATAGAGCCTTACCAAATATTGAGAAATTCAATAAGGAATATATCGTAACAGAACATGAGATTTTTAAGGATAAATACCGCTATCCTGATAGAGAGGTAACCTCTGATTATATTGAAAAAAACGGAGATAAAAAAACTAAAACAACTACTATTCTGCTTAATAGAATTGGGCTTCCTTACCAAAGGAAAATAGTAAGCATTGCAACTACTTTCCTTTGTGGAGAACCTGTAAAATACACTAACAACACGCAGGATACTAATCTATATGATGCCTTTATAAAGGTTTTGGATAAAAATAAAATGAAGTTCATGGATAAGGAAATCGTTACTGCTGTGGGCAGATTTACAGAATGTGCAGAGCTTTGGTATCCTATCACAGAACCTAATGACTATTACGGATTTAAGTCTAATTTTAGGCTTAAAGCAAAGGTCTTAACTCCTGATAAAAACAAACTCTATCCTGTATTTGATGACAATGATGATTTAGTAAGTTTCAGCAGGGAATTTACCAAAGATGAAATCAAATACTTTGAGGTTTACACCAAAGATGAAATCATAAGATTTGAATATAAAAACGAATGGGTAGAGATAGAGAGAAAAAATAATCCGATAGGGAAAATCCCTGTGGTATTTTATAAGCAGGAAGCGGTAGAGTGGGCAGATGTTCAGACAGCAATAGAGAGATTAGAGCAAATCTATTCTTATGCAGCAGAAAGTAACGACCGCTTTGCTTTCCCTATCCTAAAATTAAGGGGCAAGGTAGAGGGACAGATGAGTAAAGATAAATCAGGCAGAGTTCTCCAATTAGGGGAAGATGCTGATGCTGATTTTGTAACGCCATCTAACGCAAACGAAAGCCTTGCAAAGGAAACAGATAGATTAGAAAGGGATGTTCATGACTTTACAGCAACACCGAATATCTCATTCGATAAAATGCAGGGATTGGGTAATATGCTGGCAGGAAGTTCAGCCGAGTTCTTATTCTTATCAGCCCACCTTAAAGTAATGGAGAAAATGGCAATCTATATTCCAGCGTTCCAAAGAAGAGCAAGCATTATAAAATCTTACCTTCAAATGATGAATGTAAGCCTTGCAAAGGAAGATTTGGATGTAGAACCTGTAATCACTCCTTTTGTTATCAATAACGAGGCGGAATTTATCCGTTTCTTGATGGAGGCAAACGGCAATAAGCCTATCTATTCTCAAAAACACACAATGGAGCGAGCAGGAGTAAAAAATCCTGAAATGATGATGCAGGAAATAGAAGATGAACAACTCCAAGCCACAGAAAAACAAAACGGAAAACAATTTTTATAAAAACTAATTTGATTTGAACCATGATAACCTGCACCGTATTGCTACGGAGCATTATATCCGTGAGGTAGAGAAAGCCTTTCAAAGGCTTATCTCTCAAACGGCTTCTGCGGTGGTAAAAACTAAACTCAAAAAAGAGTTATTCCAGTTTAAAAAGAATTCGAAAATAACAGAAAGGATAGCCCAAATATTATCCGAATACGAAAACAGCCTTTTGGGAATTATCTCCACAGGTTCAGCAAGGCAGTGGAATTTTGCTAATGAAAAATACAATTATCTGAAAGCCTTAACGCTGAAAAGAATAGCCAACAAAATACCAAAAGAGGTTTTTCAAAAAGAATTGCTAAAAGTTGCAGCAAACACACAAAACGCAAGGGCTTTATTGTCTTTTCAGCAAAGGAAAACAAATGGGTTTACGCTTTCTGATAGAGTTTGGAATATCACTAAACAAGCCAAAGAAGAATTGGAATTAGCTATTGATTTGAGCCTTACAGAGGGACAAAGCGCCAATACTCTCGCAAGGGCAATTCGGAAGCATCTTAATAATCCTAATTCTTTATACAAGAAGATAAAAGATAAACACGGCAACGCTGTTTTGCTTAACAATACAGATTACTATCATGTAGGTCAGGGAGTATATAGGTCGGCTTACAAAAACGCAATGAGACTTGCAAGAAACGAAATCAACACCGCATACAGAACATCTGAACAACTCAGAATAGAGCAGAACAATGACATTGTAGGAGTGGAAATACATCTTTCGCCAAGTCATAGAATTTATGACATGTGCGATGAACTGAAAGGTGTGTATCCTAAAGATTTCAAATGGGATAAATGGCATGTGAACTGTATGTGCCATCGCAGAACAATCATGAAAACGGATGCGGAGTTTATCCGTGAGCTTAAAAATGGAGAAAATCTGCCGCCTGAAACATCAGAAAACTTTGTGGCTGATGTGCCAAAGCAATATAAAGACTGGATAAAGGAGAATGAGGATAAAATGCAGAACTGGAAGCGTAAGCCAGAGTTTATGGAGTGGAACGAGAAGTATTGGAAAGGAGATACAAAACGAGAACGAGAAAAAAATATTTTACTTCTTGACAGAGAAAAGCAATTTGACACTCTACATGAATATGGAAATGGAGGTAAGGTATTACAGCACAAACTAATCAAGAGAGGCGAAGATTACGAAGATATTATGAGGGCAGCAAAACTTTTTGCAGAACAAGGGAAAATTGTAGAACTTATGCCTGAAGTTTATAAAAATGAAAGGACAATAAGGAATGTTATTTTTCCAAACTTACAATCTAAAACTTCCAATCCTGATTTAAGAATAGGAAATAAATATTATGATGTAAAGCGTCCATCTTCAATTAAAAATATAGAGGGAAACGCAAACAAAGCAAGTAAGCAGGGTTCAGTTGCTATTATTTCTGATAGTAGATTAGACAAAGAATTAACAGAAAGAATTATGAAAATAAGAGCAAACGCAATTCTAAAAAGTAAAAATTACACAAAAACAGTAATTGTATACTTAAAAAATGATAAACTATATTTCTATTAATTTAAACAGGCGGTAGATAGATGTTACTCTACTTACCGCCTGAGTTACGCCCGACCACGCAGGCCTGACTTCAAAGCCCTTTACAGTTCTTTGCAGAACAAAGATACAAAAATTTTTGACAATGTCAATAAAATTATGTTTTTTTTTATCAAAAACAATTATATTTGTGTTGTGGTATGTTATTACTAATTATTTTTCATTTCTTATTCATTTCTTATTTAAAATTAATACCGCCCCCTATTGTGGGGCTTTTTTTAATGAAAAAACCACCAGCTGTGCTGGTGGAGAAATGAAAAAAATAGTAATATAACAAGCTTAAGGCTTCTTGTTTAGAAACTCTTTCAGCCACTTTTCGGCTTCTTTTTCGCTTTTGGGAGTAGAAACATCTACTTTTAGGCTTTCAGGCTCGCTGTTCTTTGTAGTCATTGTTTCGCCTTGCAGGTTTACACAAAAATAACCCTCCCCTGTTTCTTTTTCGTATAAATTATGTGTTCCATAGTTGGTAAAGGCGAACCCTTTTTCTAATAGAAATTCATGAAAATCAAATGCATTCATAGTTTATTATATTTAATTATTTTTTAACCATTCCAAAACATCATTTGTATAAAACATTGTTTTCTGCCGCTGTTTTCTGCCGCTATACCCACCTACAATAAGTTTTTCGGGTAATATTCTATTTTTTAAAAGCTCATTAATTCTTTTAACAGGTTTACCCATCAATTCGCTTAATTCGTTTTTATCAATAGTTAGTTTTTGGGATAAAACCAGTTTTTGGTTTATCATAAGCAAATCTAAGAAAGTTAGAGGTGGAAAATTATTAATTTTTGTGTTCAAATCCATAGAAATTAAAGTTTGTGTTTTAAAGGCGGAATTTAAAATTATTAAATGCAAATATACTGATTTTTAAGTTTTAAAATCAAGTTACTTAAAGTATTTTTGTAAGTGAAAACTAAAATATTTTAATTCATGTTTGAACAAATCTTAAAAGAACTTAAAACTAAATATAAAGATTTAGGGTTAAGTGAAAATGTTTTGAAAGCTACTGCACAATTTTTGAGCGGAGCGGTCAAAGAAGAGAGTGAAATTGAATCCGCTGTTGCGGGAGTAGAGGGGATGTTGAAAGTCCAGCAGTCCATAGCAGACCAAAACAGAACCTACAAAGCCAAGATTGAAGAACTTGAAAAAGGGAAACCTGCTGAACCTGCTCCAAAAGAGCCAAAAGAAGAACCAAAACCAAATGAAGAAATGCCAGACTGGGCAAAAAAACTAATGGAAGGTTTCACAGCGGTATCCCAAGAAGTAGAGGGCTTCAAAAAGGACAAACAAAACTTAAGCAACGAGCAGAAATTGATTTCTAAACTCAAAGAACTGGGAGTAAATGAAAACTTCTACAAACTTCAAATCACAGGGAAAACTTTCCAAAACGATGAAGAAATAGAAACATTTGCTAACTCGGTAAAAGAAGCAGAGGCTGGATACCTGCAACAATTAAACGACACAAAATTAGGAGATGTAAATCCTCCAAGTTTTGGCGGAAAAAATATCAAAGCAGAGGAAATAAGCCCTGATGTTCAGGCATATCTTAAACAAAAAACTCAAAACAATGAAGGGAATTAACACAGATTTCAGAAAAGGAAGACAAAATGTTGTCTTTGACCAAGTTGATGCTACCATTCCAGGCGGAGTACATATTGACAAAACAGAAGCATCAGCGAGATTTACAGATGGAGTTATTCCAGCTGGGACAGTAGTAGTTCCACACACAAATGGAACTTACAAGCCGATAAATGCGGTATTGTCCGCAACGAATGTGAAAGATGCTGTAGGACTTACCATGTCAGACATCGTGATAGATGACTATCCTTTGGTGTCTATTGTGGTGGCAGGAACAGTGAGAGTAAGTGCTTTGCCTGATAAAGAAAAAGCAGGTGCGGCTTTCTTAAAAGCAGCATTGCCAAGAATTACTCAAATCTAAGGAGGTAAAAACTAAAAACCATTAAAAACTAAAACATGAGTGTAATAAACGCAAATACGATTATTCCAGAGTTTAGAGAAGCGGATATGGGAGCAATCCTTAATTCTAATCCGCTTGGGAATTTGCAGGTTTTCAAATTTTTCCCTACGGCTTTTAGCGCA